GTTACTAAGACTACCCCTGGCTCATCCAGCGTGGTGCAATCAAGCCTGGTAAACGCGATTCATCACGATATTACCAAGTCATCCTGGATGACTACCCTATATACCACAGAACCTTTATTGGCAGGTTTTGTCCTAGATTCAGATGTTTCAGGTATACTAGGCTCAGATAGTCTGAGCTACTAAGGAGAAATAATGGCAGGCGCAGGATATAAGCTGTTTCAGACAGGTGATGTCTTAACAGCAGCTCAGGTCAATACGTATTTAAATGAGCAAACAGTTATGGTGTTTGCTAATGCTGCTGCTCGCACTAGCGCGCTTACCAGCGTATTAGCTGAAGGTATGGTGTCTTATTTACAGGATACCAATGTTGTTGAAGTTTACAATGGATCAGCTTGGGTAGGTTTAGCTGCTGATCAAACACCACTTACGACTAAAGGTGATTTGTTTACTTTTACTACAGTTGATGCTCGTCTAGGTGTAGGAGCAAATGGAACAGTATTAACAGCAGATTCCGCTGAAGCAACTGGTCTTAAATGGGCTGCCCCTGCTAGTGGCGGTGGTATGACACTTTTAAGCACAACTGCATTAACCAGCGCTGCCACTTTTACAGTTTCATCAATTAGTGGAAGTTACACAGACTTAAAAGTAGTGGCTTCAGGTATTTCTTTGGCAAGCACAGACCAAGTGTTGTTAAGATTTAATGGCATAACTTCTGGAAGTTATTTTTATGCGGAACTTCAAGTAGAAGATGGAACTGCTTACCCTGCCACCAATACTGGCCAAACTAATATCCAAGTATCACATATGATTTCCACTTCGGATTATGATAAAACAGGCTCATTTGAGTTTATTATTCCGCGCTATGCAGCAGCCGAACAGCACACTTTCTTTATGTCTGCCAAAGGCAGATTCAGCACTGCAAATAAATTTTTTACAAAGATTTGCAGAGTTGATACAGCATTAGCAATTGATTCAATTACTATTTTTACAGTAAGCAGCACTAATTTCAGCGCAGGTAACTTATACATTTATGGAGTAAAATAATGTCTATAACACCAAAAGTAACAATCATTAACGCGACAACTGGCGAAACAATTACTAGAGATTTCAATAATGATGAGTTAGAACAATTGGAAAAAGATATGGCTAAAGCAGCCGAGCGCGAAGCAAAAGACCAAGCAAAGGCAGAGGCTAAGTCTGCCGCCGAAGTTAAATTGAAGGCTCTTGGCCTAACTACTGATGACTTAAAGGCCCTAGGCCTCTAGCATAATCTTGAGGGATTCTGTAATTTAAATGCTATAATAAATAGATATGGCAAAGCTATGCAAGGCAGGGATACAACTACGCGAGCAGGTAGATGATGCGTTCCCCGATAGAGATAGAACTTCAGATGGCTGGATCGGTGATAAACGTCATTCAGCGCGTAAGTCCGATCACAATCCTACTGCTGAAGGCATTGTACGTGCCATTGACATTGACGTTGATTTCAGGTCGCACAAAGCAGAGCCCTATGACTTTGCGGATCAGCTACGATTACTTGCCAGACTTGATAAAAGAATCTCTTATATCATCTTCAATGGCAAAATTGCAAGCTACAAACGCAATTACAAATGGAGAAAATACAACGGGATAAACCCACATAAGACACATATACACATTAGCTTTACTGCTAAGGGCGATTCAGATGGCAGTATGTTTGAAATACCAATACTAACAGGAGAGCCCCTACATGGAACAACTAAAGCAAGTAAGCGCAAGTTGGGCAAGAAGCTTCTTAGCAGCTGGAATAGCAACCTATCTAGCGGTGGGTTGGGATTTAACACATATTGCAAATGCTGCACTTGCGGCAAGTCTTCCAGTAATCCTTCGTTGGTTAAATCCTAACGACACGGCATTCGGTCGGCGTTGAGCCCGGCAGAATGGGCAGGCTTTGTAGCTGCCACACTATCGTGCTGCGCTCTTATTGTCGGTGGACTTAGATACATTATTAGACATGAAGTGCCAGCAATACTTGAGGCATCAAACATCGTGTCGCGCATAGATAAACTTGAATCAATGGTCTTAGAATTGCTTACTCATGAGCGCAAAAAGAATATCAAAAAGCGAACAAGCCGCCAAGCGTAAGCGGAAAGAAGCCGCTGCGCGTAGAACAAAAGGTGACATTTTGCTACCCATAGATATATGGGCTGCATCTATTGTTGAATGTTATGAAGCCTTAGTCCGTGCTGGATATGGTGAAGATAGGGCGCGCTGGTACATTGAAGAACAGCTGCGTTTACCCGATTGGGTAATAGAGAATCCTAATCATTCTCCATACGAAGATGAAGATGAGGATGACGATTAAGCGAATTGTAGTCATATCCGATCTACAAGTACCTTTTCACGATAAGAAAGCAGTTAAGAATGTCGCACAGTTCATCAGGAAATACAAACCTGATGACGTTCTATGTGTGGGCGATGAAATTGACTTCCAAACAATTAGCCGCTGGTCAACCGGTAGGGATGAGTGGTCGGGAAGCATTGGTAGAGATCGTGATGAAACTGTCCGAGTTCTCGCCGAGCTTCAAGTACGACATCTCAGCCGAAGCAATCACGGAGCAAGACTTTACAACTCACTAAGCAAGCGCCTGCCTGGGCTCATTGGTCTGCCTGAATTGACCATAGAGAAGTTTTTACATTTAGATGATTTAGGCATTACCTACCACACCAAGCCATACCAGTTCCATGATGAATGGGTAATGGTTCATGGCGATGAGCAAAGCACTAAGCCACAGGGGGGTTTAACGGCCCTAGAATCGGCTAAGAGGCATGGTTTATCGGTGGTCTGTGGTCATACCCATAGACAGGGGATTTCAAGCTTTACAACGGCTTCTGGGGGCGTCTTAAGGGGTGTTCTGACGGGCTTTGAAGTTGGACATTTGATGGATGAGAGCCAAGCCTATTACACACGTGGAACGTTTAACTGGCAAAAAGGTTTTGGAATCATTTACATAGACAGAAAGCGTGTGCAGCCAGTAGCAATACCAATAGAAAAAGACGGCAGTTTCTTGGTTGAAGGCAAGCGGTATGGTTGAGGATATTTTTCCAATTTATAGGACTATTGATGATCACATGGATAATTATGATGGCGTGTCGTATCTTGACAAATAGCATATAAACCCTTCAAAATAGGATTTGAAATCCTATTTGAAAGGGGTTTAGGGCATGACGATTAAGTATGATCGTAAGTCGGGTGCGTATACCGATGGCAAGCACTTTGTGCGAGCTTCATACATACGTGATTACGCTAAAAAGAAATTAGGCATGAGCCAACAACGCGGCAGAATAAGTCGCGCTGTTCTTGCTGCCTATTTTCTAGATGTACATGGGGTGAGCGCAGATGTTGAATGATATGCGTTTGCTTGAGTTAGCGTTATGGTGTTTTCTATTTGTGTTAAGTGCATACACAATCGGTGTATTCATTAAGGAAAAAGGATATAAGGAAGGCTGGGCAGATGGGTACAGGCGAGGAAAAGCAGTTGCGAGCGAAAGACATATTGACTAATGCAAACGACACGATTATTAACAGAGGGACAACGCATGGTCATTACGACCAAACTATGTTACGAACGGCAAAGCTTTGGGAATCCTATTTTGAAAGACCAATTGAGCCGATGGACATTGCAATCTGTATGGCATTGGTCAAGCTCGCAAGAATTATGGAAACTAAATCAAATCACGATTCTTGGGTGGATGCCGTTGCCTACTTCGCCATTGCCGGAGAACTCGCCGTCAAAGATTGGGATGATCTTAATGCTTTCTAGATCACCTAAGGGAACTTGGTGTGATTACTGCAAAGGCCGATATGGCACTAGCAGTTTACGTGGACAAACGCAAGCTGTATGGCAAATTACTAGCAAGCGATATGGCAAGTTGATTGTCAGGCATTACTGCCAATCTTGCGCCAATGAAGTTCAAGAATGGCCAGATGGCAGCACCTGGACTTTGAAAGAGCAAATTGACTATGCAAAAGGAGAAACACTAGATGTTTAATTTAGCAAACTATGAAGATGTAGATACGAGGATACACAAATTCTATGAAACCTATGAAGACGGCTCAATACTCACAGAACTCATTACCAATGACGAAGAAAAAGGCATTGTTATATTTAAGGCAGTTGCTTATCGTACCCACGTTGATACTGCTGCTTCCGCTATTGGTTATGCGCGCGGTGCTCGCAAGGATAGGGGTGTTGATCGCGATTTTTGGTTTGAGAATTGCGAAACTAGCGCAATTGGAAGATGCCTGGCTAATCTCGGACTTAGTGCTAAAGGAAAGCGAGCAAGCAGCCTTGAAATGGCTAAGGTTAATGAAGCTAAGTCAGACACTCCAATACGTGTACGCACAGAAAGTCATAAAGAGTTTTTACAGGCAACAAATCCAACAGCTGAAATAGTATGGGATACCACTATTGAGCCACCGGCTGATTTAGATCCTGTATTTGATAACGCTTTAGAGTTGTTAGCCGAGAAAGTAGGGGCACATCCATTGCCTACTTGTCAACACGGCGCGCGTGTGCTAAGGGAAGGCACAGGTGCTAAGGGTGCATATCGTGGTTGGGGTTGTTCATTGCCATATAAGCGTAAAGCTGAGCATTGCAAAATGATATGGATGATGCTAGGCAAAGATGGAACATGGTCATTTAGGCCAGAGGATGAAGAATTGATAGCGGGGTGATTAATGTGTTAGTAATGGATAAACTACTTGACGTGTGCGACAATTGCAATGAGCCAATAACGGCTGGGTCTACGAAACCTTGCAAATGCCACACATGCCAAGTTAGGACTAACTAAGTGAGTAATCAAAGTCGCAAGCACCGAGGCTATGCAACGCAGCGTATTGTAGCAGAATATCTGCAAGAGCAAGGCTGGAAGCATGCACTACCTGTTGGAGCTGGTAGAGATGGTTCAGACATCACCGGAATTGATGGCCTGGACATTGAAATCAAGGCTAGGACAAACTTAGATTTGTCTGGGCTTATGCGCCAACTTCATGATCGCAAGGCAAACAAAGGGATGGGCGTGGGTGTTCTACGTCTAAATGGTCAGGGTGAGAAATCCGTTGAGCAATACGTTGCTGTTCTCACCTTGGCTGACTTAGTATATTTATTGCAGGCAAGTGGCTACTGAACCTAATCTAATACATCGTTGCAAAGGATGTGGACTATGGATATATGGAAAAAGAGATTACTGCGAGGAATGCAACACGCCCAAGGTTACGCACAAATAACAAATAGATTTGACACTATGAGTATGCTTAGCATGCCAGCAAGCCTGAAAGGCAGCTTGCACGGCAAGCAAGCATTCGCAAGAGCTATGTTTATTGCTGGATTAGCAATTGCACTACTGCCGCTGCAAACAATACAAACAAATGCTGCTGATAAGCGCAGCTATCATGT